CACAGAAACAGATCATCCAAGACGAATATGACTCAGCAAACTGGAAGTAATGTATGTCAATTGAAAAACTGCTTCAGACCAACGTAAACGGTCATACAGAGAAGAAAAACAACTTAACGTACCTCTCATGGGCCTGGGCATGGGCAGAGGCTTTAAAGGCCGATCCTGCTGCTACATACAAGGTTGAGATGTTTCAAGAGCATGGTCAAAACGGATCTTGCCGTACTGTGCCTTACATGAACATCAATGGCTCTTGCATGGTGTTTGTAACTGCTACCTTGTTTGGCAAACCAATGACCTGCCAGTTGCCAGTGATGGACTACAAAAACAAAGCTATCCAAGAGCCTGATGCTTTTGCTGTCAACACTGCCATCATGCGTTGCATGACCAAAGCACTGTCATTGCATGGTTTGGGTCTGTACATCTATGCTGGTGAAGACTTGCCAGAAGAAGGTGACGTACCAAGAAAAGGAAAAGGAGCAATAGTCACACCCCGTGGTGGCATTGGTGACGACCTTCCACAAGACATCAAAGAATTCCTGACTGACTTGGCAGCAGGGGTAACAGAGTTAGTTGACCAGGGTAAGGCTAAAGAAGGTCTTGCCATGATTGACGAACAGGCACTGGAGGCTGATCAACGTGTTTGGTTGGCTAACCAGATGTCTTCCACCGTGCGTTCTGCACTCAAAAATGCAAAAGGTTAAATAATGGCTGAATTCGACAATACCAATAGAGGCTCAATTTTCAAGAATGACAAGAAAACTGAGGAAAAACATCCGGACATGAGTGGGTCTATCAACATCGATGGTGTTGAATATTGGATCTCTGGCTGGAAGAAACAAAGCAAGCAAGGTGCTAACTTCATCAGCTTGTCAGTACGTCCTAAAGAGCCTGTCCGTCAATCTAGCCAGCCTACTACCAAGGCCAAGGCTGATGACTTTGACGACTTCTTCTGATTAACGGGGGAAAGCGGGTGCTGCATAGTGCCGTCACGGCCTCCGGAGTGCAGACGCAGCGAGTACCCCACCTAATAGGAAAAAAATATGACAGCCATTAAAACATTCAAAGACTTCTTTGACATCAAGTTTCCTCGTGTTCGGTCAGAAGATCCGATCACCTCGTTTGAGGCAGCAGACTCAATCAAAGAAGCTGCGGTAAAACATCAGCAAGTGATTTACCAGTGTCTCAAAGAACATGGACCTCTTGGCAAGGACGGTATTGCTAGGTTAACCAATATGGACAGCACTCAGATTTCTCGGCGCATGAACGAAATGAAAGTCATGGGTCTTGTGTTCTTGACAGGCAAGACAGTTAAATCAGATTCAGGACGCAATGAAAGAGAGTGGACAGTATGAGTTATTCAATGATAGAGATGGACGTTATCCGATGGGGTGAAGATCGTAAGATTGTTCAACACAGCACTCCTTACGCTCAAGCTCAAAAGACACAAGAAGAACTCAATGAGTTGTTTGATGCAATCGTAGCCAAAGACAGAGAGGCCATGATTGACGCATATGGCGATATTCTTGTAACCCTTGTCATGGGTTGTGCTTGTGCTGATCTTGACCTTGTGAAGTGTTTTGCCCATGCTTACCAGCAGATTAAAGACCGCAAGGGTTATCTGTCACCAGAAGGCATTTTCATCAAGGAGTCGTGATGCTTTGCGGTAATTGCAATTCTCCAACTCATTGCCTAAATATTGGGCGTTGCGCTATGCGTACTGGCACACAGTCTGCCCTTGATAAACAGGTATCAGGTGGTCACTACAAAGACAAAGGCATTCAGCCCATTGTCTACATTTACGCCAATGATCTTGGATTTTGTGAAGGTAACGTGATCAAGTACGTTACCCGTCATAAAGAAAAGAATGGTGCTGCCGACATCCAGAAAGCAATTCATTACCTAGAGTTGCTTCTGGAGCTTCAATACAGTCAGCCGCCAAACAATGCCAAAGCATGATTAGTGTGCTTGATTCGGTCATCAAGGCCGATAGTGCCACCATTGATCTTCTTTGTCAGAGCCAAGTGATTCCCAGACTCAGCAATTGCGTTGAGTTTCTGGGTATCCCAAAACCACCCAGCCGTTAGAGCAGCGTACTGAGGTGTAGCTACAAGGTCAGGCTCCATGATGAAGTCCACACCCAAGGCTTTACCTGCATGGTGATAGTTGGCAGTACCCGTCAACTGAATACAACCACGGCCACGAAACCGATAGCCATCACCAGAAGCCTCATCCCGATTTGACATACGGTTACTGTAAATACGGTTTGCAATTTTCTTTGGTTGACGCTCATAAGCAGCAGCTTCTTCAGGGGTAAATCCCCACGTTCTTTTAGGTGTCCGTGGGAACAGCTTCAACAGCGTAGCAGCACGGTAATTCAGGTTCTCTTCCAACACCCTAAAGTTGGCACTCTCATGACCACATTGACCAATGAATGCAGCCATTTGATTTGGAGTTGTGATGCCAAACCGTTGGAACGTGTAGTTCAACGGATCAGCCCATTCAGGTCCAATGTGTAGTTGTTTTAGTTGATCAGTTGTTACCATTGATGATGCTCCTCATGTTCTCGTAAGCGGCTACACAAGCATTTAGCTGGTTAATAGCTCTGTCGCCATCTGCTGCAATCTCTGCAATCAATCTCAAGGTTTCACGCTCTGACTCGGTTGGTCCTGTATTACCAGGAGCTTGGTCAGGCGATCCACTAGGTTGGCTTCTCGTTTCATTGCTATCTCTGGGGGCAATGGAGGTACTTGCGGGGGCTTGTAGGCAACTGGAGGCGGGGAGGCGCACCCTGCCATTAGCAATGAGGCGATTAAGATCAGACTGCTTTTTGTTGACATCATCATTGGCCTTTCGTAGTTCAGCATCTTTCTCAGCCACAGCCTTAGCCATGTCTTGCTCTTTGGCTCTGGATTCCTCATTCTTCTTGGCAATCTCAACCTGCATCTCAGCGTCACGATCACCCCACCCCCTGCCATACCCCCACTTGTAAATCCCGAACACCACCAGCAGGGCTAGAAACACCGCCAATGCTGTTCTTTGGATTGAGGTCATGTGGACTCCTTACGAGCAAGGGCTATTTCAGCACGTTCATCATCAGGCTCTTGATGGTCTGGTGGTGTTGTTGGAGGTGGTCCAGGTGTCCAAGACTCATCAAGTTCAGGGTTCTTGTATCCCATCCAATTGAAGTCAGGCATAGCGTTAGATGGCTGCGGAGCATAAGCATACTGCTGCACAGGTGGAGCGTATTGTGGTGGCTGGGTAGGTTGCACAGGTGTTGGCCGCATAGCATTTACAGCACCAGATACAGCACGTTTGCCAACAATGCCACCAATACCGCCTACGATCAGCAACACGATGTCGTTCAACATCTTGGTGTAAGCCTGGTCAATCGGAGCCATTGACTTGATGGGCTGCGTAACGAATGTCACGCTATACAAAAGAGCAAAGACGATACCCGCCAAGATTAGGGTAATCATTACGACCACAAAGCCCCATACCCTGACCTCAATGGCCTCGGCACTTAACCGATCTTCAGGGCTTTGCTGGTTCGGCTGGTTTAGTTTGATCAATTTGCTTCTCCAAGATAGGGGCTACCAAGTATTCAGGGCAGTCTTGAGTGAACAAGCACCGTGGCTTCATACACTCAGGCTTGTGGAAATTGTCAGGGTTCTGGCATGGATAACGGTATGAGTTCTCACACCCTGCAAGCAAAATGAAAGCAGCCAACAAAAAGTATTTCATGCTCGTACATCCACTGTGTGTTGTTGGGGCTTACTCTGCTCAATCAGTTTGGCGTTATGTTCTTTTGTCTGCCTAACGTCTGATTGCAACTGCTTCAAGTGCTGCTCGTGATTGAGCCTAAAACGCTCTTGCAGTTCTTTCAGGTGTCGTTGGTGCATTTCGACTTTCATATGCCTAGCTTCTCCAAGAAAGCTTCGATGACTCGGTTGGCAATGTCTGGTGGCAAGAACTGAAGCACCTTAAATCCAACCCAGATAAAGGCCAGATAGCAGTTGATTTTGAGCCACTTGTCAAAACCATCTTTGGCTTCTTTCCACTTGTCCATGTCATGACCCGCACCCGTAATCAGAGCAGTAAAAGACAACCTCCAGAATGCCCCAGAAGAGGATGAGTGCAATGACAGAAATCAGTGTGATGGCAATAGTTAACTCAATAACTTCTTTGCGTCTTTTGGCAGCATTGAGCGCCCTTGCAGCCTCTCTACGCTGTTCTTCTCGGTCTTCCTTGTTCATCTCCATCACACGTTGCTGAATGCTGTTCCAGACATCCATGTTATTGGTGGAGAAGAAAAGACCTTTAAGCTGCTCCTCGAAATCCTTCTGAGCTTTTAAAGCTAGTTCGATTTCAATGGCCTTGCCCATGTTTGAACCACCAGCCTTTTTGGCTTGACTTGCTGCCTTGGTGGCCGTGTGTTTGGCATCAAAATACTTGCCGATCAGTGGGCCAAGGCTGGAGACATCATCAACAGTCTTGGATGCCTTCTTGATCATGTTTACGGCTGCACTCACCGCAGCCATTGCGCTTACTGGATCAATCATTTACGCCCTCACTACAACAAGGGCGACCTGAAGAAGCCACCACACAACAACAATAGCAATGGCAAATTTCACTCTCATGAAAATGCCCAAGTGAAAATACGGAGACAATAGAGGACAAACCCCGTTAGAACTGCTGCTCCCAGAATGGCAACAGCAAGATCTTTCACTGCACACCGTACTGAGGCAGCATCCCGATACCGTAATTTGCTAATGGATCGGTGGTAATCCTGTTTAGCAAGCCTGGAACTCGTGGCTGGGTATTAGGCAACATCCGGTTTTGGAATGGTGCGCTAGTAATTGCAGCCCTAGAACCGGGACGACCCAAAACAGCACCCATCACAAAGGGATTGGCAGTTGCAATTGCACCAGTTGTTGCAGCAGCAAAATCAAATGGACTGATCCCGGGAACGCTACCAATACGTGCTGTGTTCTGGAATGCTGTTGGAAAGGCAGCAGCAGCGTTAGACAAGTTTTGTAGTTCAGCAGGAACAATCTTGCCAGCAGCAGCACGTTGACCCAACTTAGCACCAGATACGTCACCAGTAGCAGCATTCAACGACTTTTCAATCGTGTAGCTCTTGGCAATGTCTTGACGAGCTTCCTTGAAGTTCTTCATGACATCTGGTTGGCCGAATTTTTGCAGATTACGCTCTGCAAGATCTTCGAGCTGTTGAGAAGCAAACTTTTGCGCCCGTCCCAAGCTTATATCTCTTGCATTGCCAGATGATAAGTTTGTTTCAGCATCACCTCGCAACCGCTTGATTTGCTCAACAAGACCATCGCCATCAAACCTAAGCTGCTTCAGACCGTTAAGAACATTGATTTCAGCACTCACATCCGTAGTGTTAGCAAGCTTTTGCAAGTCAGCAATACGTTTGTTGACATCGCCAATAAATGTACGGTCTGTGTAGTAAGCAGGGTTAGACCTCAAAGCATCATAAGCCTGACCTTTGACCTCTCTGTACTGCTGCAATACTTGAGGAGTAATCGGCGTATCAGGAGCAAGACCCAAAGACTTACGAGCCTGAGTGTTGATGACTTCTTGGTTCTTGATAGACGCAACTTGGCTAGTCTGTTGTTTGCCAGAAAAGCCTTCAAGCAAACGATTCAGAATAGTAGGATTGACCTGACTAGGAGGAAGTGTTGCACCCTCTTGGATAGCACGTTGAGCAACTTGCTGAGATTGCGTCAATTGGGCTGGCTGACGAGGTGTTGTAACAGCACCAGTAGCAGCAAAAGGAGCAGCCATCAAAGTGCCAGCAAGTATCTCGTTACTCAACTGTGCAGGGTTGACAGTACCAGTTTCTGCCAACTGAGCAGCAGTAGAGGACACAGCACCACCACCAGCAGCAGCACCAACATTCTGTACAGCAGCAGCAGTACGTGGGGCAGCTTGAGCAACAGCCCTAGGTGTAGCAGTCGCCAATGACCTCTGAATGCCACCAGGAAGGGCTACGTTGAGTGGATCAGTCAATGCCGTACCGAGACTACCAACAAGCACTCCAGGGCGTTCCTGAGCTGTTTTAGCTACACCGCTAATGATGTCGCTAATAGACTGTGTAGGAGCAGCAGGGGCAGTAGGCTGAGTAGGGGTTCTACCCATGTACTCATCAGAAACTCCAAGGCTACCCAAAACATTCTGGATGCCCGTGTTGATCAGGTTGCCAGCACCCATCGCCAGTTGGCCTGTAGTCGTCTTGCCACGGAACACATCCAGAGGATTGAAGCTGGCTTGAACGTCTTGCAGGAATTGGCTAGGTGGCTGATTAGCTTGCGCTCTAACAGCGTCAACAATGTTGGTTACGTTTGGTGTTTGACGGGTAGTAGGTGCTGGCGCTGGTTTAGCAGCAGAAAACGGAACAAAGTCATCAGCCTCTGGCTTGGCAGTAGCTTGTGCTTGGCGCTGAGTTGCTTGTTCAAACGGAACAAAATCATCGTCTGTTGGTTTAGACATAAAGTTTTGGACCTTCTTCACATAGTTTTGGGTTTCTTTGAATGGTGGAACACCACCATACTTTTCCACATTACCAGGACCAGCGTTGTAGGCAGCAAGAACCAAATCTGGTGAAGAGAATCGTTGGCTCAGTTGACTAAGGTACTTTACTCCACCACGAATGTTGTCAGCCCAATCCATGCGGTCAACACCAAGATCTTTGGCCGTACCAGCCATCAACTGCATAGGTCCAAACGCAGTCTCTCCTGATCGTGTTTTAGGACCACGAGCATCAAACTTACCACCAGACTCAGCTTCAATAACGCCTTGCACCAAAGACAATGGAACGCCTTGGCGCTCTGCCTCTTGAGCAGCGAATGCAAAGATTTCGTCTTTAGTTGCCATTACTGACCTACTACGTAGATTGAGCCATCAGGACGTTTGATTTGGAACTGACCAGATTGCTTGCCTGTACCAAACTGGAAACCTGCTGGCAATACTGGTTTGTCTTTCCGACCACCTTGATTCCATGCATTAACTTGTTCTGACAAGAACTGGTTGAATTTAGGATGCGTAAAGATTGGCTTGTTGTCAGGAGAGTTAGCCCATGCCGTACCAATCTTGCCGGGATCACCCGTGTAGTTCTCAACGAACTGATTACGAGCAATATCTTTGTCAGCCAAAGCAATTTCTTGTGCAGCAAGCATTCGTGTTGCAGCAGCAGGGTCTGTCAAAGTGGCATAACCACGAGCAATAACCTGTGCGTCCAAGTTACTGGCAGCTCCCTTTTGTTGGGCTGTCTTCTCAAGCTGGGCAGTAGCAATAGATTGGTTCATGCGGGTAATGTCAGTAATGTCTTGTTCAAACATCTTGCCAATACCGGGAATCGCATTCATGAAGCTGTAAGCACCTGCTTGCAATCCAGTAAGTCTGTTGTTCTGGATTTGTGTTGACAAGTCGTACAACTGTTGAGCAGCAAGTCTACGACCACTGGCAGAGTTAGCACCAGCCAAGCTTTCGTTGGAGAATGTCTTAAAACGCTCATCAGCAGCAGCAGTCAATGTTGCTTGACCAGGTGATACTTTGGCGACATTAGCACCAGTTGGTACACCAGTAGTAGCCGTGCCAGTAGGTTGATTAAGCAAGCTAGAGCGAGGAACAAAACGCTCTGTGCCATCAGGATTGATGACTCGTTCAACCTGACCTTGTGCTTGACCTTGCGCTCTAGCGCCCTCAATTATGCTAACTGCTTGCGCTGCGCCTGGGATTGCTTGTTGAGTAAAACCACCACCTTGCACGGGAACTAACATGGTGTTTGCAGATGTTTCAGGAGGCGTAGACATGATCCTTGACTGCATATAGTTTTGCACTGGAGCAGCAGAGAATCCACCAGTTAATGGGTTGTATTGAGATGCAACACCATCCTTCTGGGTTGGCAAACCACGCAATATTTGCATATTTGGGTTGAGCAACAAATCACCCTGCACACGAGGCTGCATAGCAGTAATGGTTTCTCGGATTGGGCCTTGTACTGTTGGAGGCAGTCTCAACACATCTTGCAAAGCATTCTGAATGTTAAATGGCAATCCCTGAGCCTGAGCAGCAACAATTTCATTCTGACGAGCCTCAACATCAGGCGTTACTGGGCCTGTGAACTGTGGGCTAGATTCATTGAACTGCGTAGGCGTGTACCGACTCTGAAAGTCAGCAACAGCTTGACGCTCAGATGCTTTCTGTCGTGCCTCTGTGATGCCTTTTTGAGCAGTGGTGTATTGATCAGGAACACTCAGAGCAGAGCGCAAACCCATAGCAGGATCATTGCTCAACAGAGAGCCAAGCAAGAACTGTGTAGTGGCTTGCTTTTGAAGATCGGCTCTTTCCTGCTCATTAAGACCAGTAAGAGCAGCGTTTGACAGTAAGCCAAAATTAACAGGCATAAATACTCCTTACAGGCCAAACAGACCCAACAAGCCTTGGCGTGATGTGGATTGCTGCTGCATACCAGAACCACCACCAGGATTGATGCCCAAAGCTTGGTTGATAATTTGTTGCTGTTCCAATGGCAAGTTGCGAATTGAATCCAACTGTTGCTGAGAGAAACCTTGTTGCAACAAACCTTGCTGAAGAAGTTGATTGGCTCCTTGGAAGCCCATTTGCTGTTGCTGGTTGGCAATGTTTGCCATCTGACCGCCAGCATTCAGACGTTGCTGGTTAGCAGTCAACCCAGCACCTTGGTTGGCTAAGTTGGCTTGCAAAAAGTTCTGTGCATTTTGCAGTCCAACTTGATTTGTAGCGCCTTGATTTGCCAAATTTACAGCTTGTTGGTTCATGGTGTTCATTTGGCCGACATTCCAATCCATGTTTTGATTGGAAAGTTGGGATTGCAAGTTGGTAGCTTGGTTAGATTGTGAGGCTTGCAAACCTGTTGTTTGATTAGCACGAGAAGCTTCTAATGCAGCCTGTTGATTAGCCAAACCAAGTTGACCAGACAAAGCCAATGATTGCTGAGTAGTTGCCGCATCCTGAGCTTGATTAAGCTGTTGCGCTGTCATGCTACGAGTCAAATCAGCTTCAGAAGCTTGCTGTGCATTTCTGAATGCTTCAGCATTTTGCTGGGCAACTAAACGGGCAGCATTTTCACCATAAGCACGGTTTGTCTCGGCTTCAGCAATTCCTTGGCGGGAACCACCAAATGCTCTGGCCGCAGTAGCTTGAGCAGATGTTTGCTGCTGCTGCAATTGCCGTGAACGCTCTAAGTCCTTCAGGCTTTGATCAGTTACTGCCTGAGTATATGGGTTCATATACTTTTGCATATCTTGATTCAAAGATGAACCAGCTTGAATATCACGGATATTTCCACGGGCTTGTGGAGCAATTTGCCTCAAAGCATCAGAAGCAACATCTGCCCCAGACAGCCTCTCAGCAGCAATACGCTCGGCAGCAATACGCTCGGCGTTGACATCACGCACAGCACCACGATCCAGTTGTGCGGCTTGCGAATGAGCAACACTAAAGTCACGATTCATTACTTGCTTTGGTGCATAAGCACTAGCAGCCCTAACAGTGTCAAAAGCAGCAGCAGCATTTCCACGGGCTTGACTGTTAGGCCCAGCCTCTGATCGTACCGCTTCAAATGCAGCCTGTTGATCAGGATTGAAACCTGCAAACTGGCGCGGACCTAAAGACTCCGCAACAGTGGTTGCTCGGTTTACATTACCCAAATACGCATCACGCATTGCTGGGTCGAGAGAACTGCTGCTTTGACTGCTACCACCAGACATAATTACACCTCCGTTGAAAGCCAATAATGTGTTGGCTTCATGTTGAATTTAGTGACAAAAGTTCGTGACCAGCCTCTACGCCCTGTTAGAGTGATCTTTCGGCATCCCATGTCTTCAGCGAACTTCTGAATATGGGGGGTAAGCGTTTCTAGTTCCTCTAGATTGCCACCAGCCAAAAAAATGTGCAAAACCTTCATCCTTGGAAAGTTCTGCACTTGCGTCACTACGGCGCTATTACTAGTCGGCCATAGCTGCATTGTTCCATTTGAGATGCAATCTGCGACATCTTCAATGTTGTAAGCGTTATCGTATTCTAAAGCAGGTTCAAGAATTTGCTCTACTTTTTGGAAAAGCACAGCCCATAATGGAAGTTCACCATTGAGCTTATACTTTTCGTAATCCATTAGCGCATACTTCCAGGTCTGCCGTCAAATCGAATGACGCCAACTCTCCAATCAGCAAGTTTAGTGCCTTCAATCTTTACAGCCACTTGCCGACCAGTAATTCGCAAAGATGTCGGTGAATTCATTGAGTACGGACCGTAGTTGTATTCAACAGAATTTGGGTAAAACTTGGTGCTAAACCGTGCTTGGACATTACCAACAGTATTCTCGTCTGGAACAAGTCCAGTAAGGCTCAAAACCCTGTCTCCAGCACCAAGCTCAACTGGACCAGATTCGGCAAACAAGACTTGTGAATCGTAGTTGAAGCCAACTTCATGCTCATACAGGTAGCCATCTGTAGACATCATAAGTGGGTTTGAAAAGATTCCACGGTCAGTACCAGAAGTGCGAGCCAATGTGCCAATAGCCCAATGACCTTCACGATAGTTGTAGGTCACGTAAGAATCAATCTCGTTTGAGGCTGCACTTGGGTAAAACCACCAGATCTCACCATAATTAGAGTTGTGTACGCAGTACACCTTTGATGACTGCGTTACGTTCATGTTTGAGAATACATAATCCCCAACATCAGATGGAAGTGGCTTTACAAAACCATCGTAGATCCAGAATCCAGATCCAGACATCCAAATGCAAGCATTGTCAGTCACTGCAACTGCCTGTTTTGAAATAACGCCACATCCAGTGCCTACACGCTCAAAACTGTAGATAAAGGGTGGGCCAATGTAGGTTGCAGTATGAACATCTACATCTGTAAACAAGATTGTTGAGCCACGAATTCGTTTGGCGCACATGAGAGAGCCGATAGTGGTCAACTCAAAGTCACCAGCTTGGTTGGTGGCAGCAGGAGTCCAAACAGTGTTATTTTCTTGGTCGCACCATGCAACATTGCGAGGATTGCCACTAGCCCCTAAAGCAAAGATAAAGCGTTCCTGAGTAACGATCAGGCCAGTGCAACTTGTTGGGGCATTAGTGATAACAGCAGCATCAGTGCTGGTGTTCAATTGCCACTCAAACAATCTACCATCCTTTGATGAGCAAGCAACAAGATACTGACCAAAGGTGTCCATGCTCCAAGTGGTAGCAGGTGTGTATTGACCAAGGTCAGGACGGGCTACACCGTAAGCAAAACTGCCATATGTGCCGTATCCATAACCAATCTTTAGAACAGCATCAGCATTGCCAGCAACCAAGTCATTGGGGGAAATGTCAAAGACAGTTCCGTTCTCATTCATCACATACAAATGCGTATGTGTACCAATTGCGATACGTCTATTGTTGTTGTTGTCACGCCAATTAAGAAGTCCACGAGCCATGCCACTTAACTGAGTAGCAGAACGCTTTCTCCAGCCACCAACAGGTCGAATAGTATTCTGATACCACCTGACCAAATTGGAACTGTTCCAGCGCCCTTTAGATTGGTATTCAGTACCGTTCTTGTACACACCTGGGGGAATTTGTAGTGGGATGTAGGCCATGATGTTTTACTGGTTAGGCAGGTTAGACACAAACGTCATGGTAGCAATTGCTGATGGGATTGCTGGCCTTGTCGGGCTTGTTCCAGCAGGAAATGCCTCAAGACTCACATCCGTACTGGTCACGCATCCAACAATCTCTATGTAATCACCTGCGGAAAGACTTTCAAAGAAGTTTAACGCTGCAACAGCATGAGATGGGTCACCAGTAGATTTTCTGGCAACAATATGAAACCTAGTGTTTGAGTTCGCTATGTTTGTTCCATTTTTGCGAAACCAGATATCAAAGTCTTGACCATCATTGCTAACGTTCTTAATTTGTAAGGAAATCTGCAAGTTCCAGATTCCATCTACAGCTACTGTGATCCGAGAATCATTGGTAATGGTAACGCCATTGGAAAAATCCGTATCCGTGAAATTCACAGGATAAGCAGTCGTAGTGTTTAGCGCAACTTGGTCAGTATCATTGTGAAACGCCCCATATGGGAAGTTTAGATACTTGCCACCAGAAGGGCCAATCAAAGAACCAATGACGTTTACCAGCTTTGTGAAAAACAACCTCAAGATGCCATTGTTTTGGTTCTGGACATCCTGAGAGTAAACACCACCCGACAAGCCCAAAGAGGGCAGGGCAGGAGTGTCTAGTTGTTGTTTTACGTTAGCCATTAAATGCCAAATACTTTTTTCACAATCTCGGCAGCAACACCTGGACCAAGCAGGACAGCAGCAATCACCGCATAAAGCAGGTACTCAATCTTTGCCATGCGCTTAGAGCCTGACTCGAAAGATTTCTGGATACCCTCATAACGATGGGCGCAAACTTGCTCATGGGTGGTCAATCTGGCCTCCGTTGCATCGATCTGCTCCGACATTGTTTACTCCGGTTGAGTAGGCCATGTGATAGTCCAAGGAAAGCCAGTTTGACCACTGATGTCACGCAATGCTTGACGATAAGTAGCCCATGCAGCCTTGTCCACAGGAGCGTCTGCTACTTGGGTCCAATCGGATGCTGACAATTTGGCATTGCGGTCTGCACGAACAGCTTTGGCTTGTGCTGCATTTGCGGCTGTAATGCCATCGGCATCCAAGTCGGCTACGCTGTACTTGGTGTACCACTTGCCATCAACCAATTGCACACCATCAGCAAAAGCGTACTGATGGCGTGTTGGCTGTGCTTGTGGACCTTCAAACACAGGATCAACACCAATGGCCTCCATGACTTCAGGAGTCAGTTGGTCATATGAAGGGCCATCGTTGGCTTTAAGGTAACTACGCAGTTCTGCCTCATACATAACTGCGCCTGTTTGTCGGATTCTTATTTGCATGATGATTCCTTATGCGATTGCCAAGAAGATGTATGTGGCAGAAGTAACGTTGACGTTCGTTGCAGCCACTTGATTGACCACAAAACCTGTGCTGTCAGTGTCAATGGTGTCGTTAGTCGTGACCTCAGCCGCAGTAGTGTTTAGCGAGATGTGTGGATCGTTACCAGAAACAATGCCACGGGCAGAGTCCCAGACGTACCAATCGCCAGTGCTGTCTGTACGCTTGATAAGAACAAAGCGACTACCTGCTGTGAAACCACAGTTGATTGTTTGACTGCTTCCGTTGCCTGTGTAGCTTCCGACTTTACTTACGCCTGGGCAGGTTGCAAAAAAGTAGGCAATGTAAGTTCCAGCACTTGCATTGACCGTTGTTGCAGTTCCTGTAGTAAATTGCGTTGTTGTTGGGTATGTGCTGTTCCATCTGGTAGCGCCAGTGGCTTTTGCGGCTGTCGTGTTAAGTACCAGATATTCTGTATTTGCAATCGCAGTTGAACCAGCTTCCCATCCTGCTGATGCATCTCTACGCTTAACAAGCCAGAACTCAGGTGCAACCCCAAGGTTGTGCGTTCTTGCTACGTTTGCGCCAGTACCCGTATAGCAAACGATGTCCATAAATCCTGGCGCTCTACCAAAATTCCAAAACACAGAGCTTTTGTTTGAGTAATAACTTGCGGCCAAAAATCCTGTGTTGTTCCATCCAAAAGTTGTGGCGTTTGTAGTTGCTTCAGCTGAAGTGGCCGAGGTAATAACGTATCTACCAGACGCAGTATTTGTTACCGTATTAATGCCACGCAATCTATCATCAACAGCAGAATTCAATGTATCTGATGATGTTCTAAGCGCCTTCCACTGGCTGTCCACCACAAATCCCGTGGTCTGCGCTGTTCCTGCTGCCACGTTGACAGCAATTGGGCTAAACACACTCGTCCCGGTCGTAGGTACTTTCATCGGGCCACGGCGTATGGCGATGTAGATGGCCGTCCCCGCAATAGCATCAAGCGTAAAGCCTGTAGCAGAAAAAAGAATGTTGGGGTTTCCGCTTGATCCTGTATTAGATGTTTCTGCGCTTGAAGTGTTAGCGTCTAACTCGCGCCAAGTATTTGCGCTAGGATTTACGCTCGTGGACGCCCCGCGTATGTTGTCAATCATATGCCAATCGTCTGTAAAGTCTACCGAACGATATAACAACCATTGCGGCTCCCATCCAAGATTTACAGGACTTCCATCAGACGACCCACACGAAATCACATTGTCCGTACCAGACAGGCCAAAGCCCCCGGCGTTGTGGGCAAAAATGTACGCAACGTATGTGCCACCAGACGCATTGACTGTTGCGTCAGTGCCCACGCTGAACACCGTGTCTGTTGGTGTCGTGCTGTTCCAGCGTGTAGCGCCAGTAGCAACCGTTGCTGTTGTGTTTAGCACCATGTATTGAGTGTTTGCAAGGCTGCGGTGGTACACCTGCCAAGCGCCTGTGGTATCAGTACGTTTGACAAAAATGCATCCCGGCACAGAGCCAAGATTGTGGGCAACCGTCCGGTTAGCGCCAGTACCTGTATACGTCACCACATCAAAGAACTTCGGCTGCTCTCGGAATGTCCATGAGACGTAAGTTTCTGTGTTTAAGTTTACAAGCCCATCGTTAGAACCGGATTCAACTATTGAGTACCCATTACTAGAAGGCGTGATGGTTCCATCGTTAAATGCAGCAAAACCTAAATTTGACGATAGCCCTGCGTTATTTGCTCTTGCTGTATCAAGCAAATAATGGGATCGTGCAACACCACGGTTTTTTGTCCACACCAATCCACCCTTACCAGACAGATCAATACCGTTGGTGATTGTTTGGGTAGCGCCGTTGCCTGCGTATATCCAAGTGCTAAATACGTCTTCGATGTAGTTCTTCGGAACCGGCACTCCACCGCCAAAAGCGTCATACGATGCTGCTCCGCTTGTTGCTTGTAATGGCATGGTTTAAGCCTTGAACTGAGTTACAGAAGCCAACACTGTGAAAGTGGCAGTACCCGTCTTAATGATGAGGTATCGGTAACTATCAATACCGCTAGCGTTACCAGCAGTAGGAGCGCCACCAAGCCAGCGAGTAGTTACGCCAGTTGCTGTACCATCTACCTGCACTACGTTATTGTAGTAAGCTGTTGAGCCTTGGGTCACAAGGAAAGCAACTGTCATTGACTGACCTGTTGCCAATGCGGTATCTAGACTTGTTCCGCTAGAAGCACGGAAATTGGTTGTCCAGTTGGCTGATGCGTTAGAGGTGTAGTACAGCACCGACTGAGTGGTGATGTCGTAGTTAATAGTGCCTGTGGCTGCTGTGGCTGAGACAGTAACAACCTCTGCCGCATCATTCAAAATAAGAGCGACTGTTGAAGAAGTACCAGAAAAAGTTTTAGTACCTGTAAAGGTTTGAGCGCCAGCAAGGGTTGCATCGCCATCGCCAGTGCCAGCACCAATTGCTGTTCGGAAATCAGATGCTCCTAATGCAGAAACAGAGTTATCTGCATTAAAACGAGGGAATGTCACAGCACCAGGATTGGTCACCGTGAACAGGTTACCGCCCAAGGTGGTAGCGCCAAGGTTAGTACGTGCGCCTGATGCTGTTGCAGAACCTGTACCGCCCTTGTTCAGTTTTAGTACTGGACCAGCATCGAACAAAGCGTCAATGGAGTCCAGATCAGTATTGATCTTTGTACCCCATGTATCTGTAGAAGCTCCAACTTCAGGCTTTGTTAAGCCAAGATTGGTAGTTGTTGTATCAGCCATTTTTTACCCCTAAGAGACAGTTGTCCAAGTTTCAGATACATCAGATATGGGTGTCCATGTTTCCGATATATCAGCTTCAGTTTCCCATTTCTTTCTGGCATTGATTACAACACCAGAAGAACAAACAATACTCACAACTCCTGGCCGTTTGCGGAAATATTGGATAGACATTGAACTTGTTGCAACAATATCAACATTACCAACCGCATCAATACCACCAGCAATTGTTAAGACAGAATCATCAACGATGGCAATTCCAGCATTTGCAACTTTTACTGCGCCAACCGAAACTGAGCTAGTCGAGAAAATCTCAAACTGAGCGTCCTTGATCTTGTCTCCAGCAATGACAACAGTAGACGCATCCTCTATCGCAAACGCACCTAAGTACGCCCCAATAGAGTAACGACCTCCACCGTAATCACCACGCCCGTAAGCAGCCATATCAACTCAGTGTGATAGATAAGCTGTTTGCTGGAATGCGGAAGATGTCACCATCGTTAATTGCTTTGGCAGTTGTCAATGGCGCCCAAGCAATCATGTTGCCGCTAGTAGAGGCATCAAAGATAGCAGCCCATCCAATTGTTCCCCAATCACCACCAGAAGCAGCGCCAAATTCAATGGCCGCTGCATTGGTAAATGTTGTCGCTGTGCCACTACCAGAAATTGTTCCTGTGGCTACTCGTGTATAGCCACTTCCTGTTACTTCTGTACCACCACCAGCATCACTTGGAGCAGCAGTAAACAGGCCAACAAACCAAGCTGTTGGACGAGTTGCTGACGAGCCTGTAAACAGCCAAGTCAGAGCCAAATTCTCTGTGTAATTTGTAAAAGATGACATTTATTACCCCAAGGATCGGGCACGGACAATAGGAGTTGAAGAAACAGAAGCCCTTTGATCTGCTACTTCAATGTCGCCCAAGGAGTTGGCATATAACTGCCCCCAAATAGCGACTCGTTCATCGTCTTTCAGATACGGCATAGCTTCCATCAAAGCTCCGTATAAGTACAAGTCTGGGGCGTAAAGCAAGAGCCAGTTGCTTGTGTTTGAATCACTCAGCGCAGGAATCTTAGCATAATAGGTAAGTTCTGCGGAATATGTAGTGTCTGGGGAAGGGATGAACTCTAGCTGGCTACCAGTGATGGTGTAGTACAGCGGTTGACCAGGAGCCATGAAGCTGGTGGCCTTGAGTTCGTCACCTTGAGCCTCTGTAACGAATTGCAGCCTAATAATCGGATCAGTGTTCAGTTGGAACTCTTTGGCCTGAAGCCAATCATTAGGATATGCAAAGAAGGATGTTTCAATCTGTCCTTCTGCACGTTTGATCATTTGACGCATACGCAGCTTACGGTTGAACTTGGCCTCTGCAAGAGCAATAAAGCCAGGAATGACCGCAGTCAGGTCATCCCGGTTTAGGTAGTCTGCTACGGTTGATTTCAACTCTGCGTATGTGTCAAGTGCCATTTTCTACATCCCTACACGCAATTGTGTGTTCATGCTTGAATTCAAACGAACCAATGTGGTGAACCTCTTTTGAAAGGTCTTGGTCAATATATGTTTTTGTGCCGTTTTCAGCGGCTCTGCGACAAAACCAGACATCTTCGCCCATGTAGTCTTGTGCATTTGGAACCCAAGGGATAGCAAACCAAGGATATTCCATTGTCTTGTAGACCTCGGATTTGACGAGCATTACGCCCATCCCGCAGTAATCTACATCAACCAATCCGGTTGAATGGTCCTCAGTATATACCCTCTGAATTGTTTTGGCATCCTCATCAGTGCCATTTTTGCGTACAGCGATCGGTTCAGTCGGAAACCTGCGCTTGGCATAGTTAGCACAGACAATCCCTGTGTCGTGCTTCAAAAGACGAATGATGGTGTCCTTGGGAAACCGCATATCACTGTCAAGCCACATCGTATGGGTACAACCAGCCTCAATGGCTGATTTGGCTAGATCCTGACGCTGTGCTGACAACAAAGTGCCAGAACTGGTGTACAGAACTACCTTGTGGTGAGATGTCCCCACCGTAAACCCAACCAGTCGGGCGAGATCATAAGAAAATCCAGAATTAACAAAGTCCCGTGTTGGGATCAAAATCCCAATGGTCTTACTATCCATCAAACTTCTCCAGGTCGTGTGCGAAATGCTCGGTTGTCAGGATCGTTGAGCCATCGCTTCATATAAGCTTGGTCATCAAGTTTTCCTTCTGCTTTCATTTTATAAAACAGCGCCATAGGAATAGATGCAACATGGTGCATATCGCCCTTCCAATTGGCCTTTTCATCAAATTGATTGAATTTCTGTTGGTTGTCAGCAACAACGCCTGATACATCAATGATTGTTTCAATCACTGCTTCATCCGTAGCATCATCGTAATGCCACATTTTTTTTGTTCCCATCAAGGGATCAAAGTCAAAAAGTTTAGATGTCATGGTCGTAAGAGGATAAAAAAAGGGGAGAGGTTTTTTGCCTCCCCCCTTTTTGATTAGGCCTGAATCGTGCTGTTCAGGTCATACACAGCGCCGTGGGCTTTCTCGTTCTTAACCTTCAAGCCCCACTCGACCAACAGCATACGCTTCTCAGCGTCACCTGTTTTGGCGAGTTCGACTGTCTGGAAAGGACGCAAGAAGCAGACGCTTGCGTATTCTGGATCAACCACGAACACATCACGCTCACGCTGGAAGCGGTTAGCAACAATGCTCACGTTACCGAAATCGGAAACGTAGATGTCGGCAGCGCCGATGATGGTCGATGGCTTAGGACCAGTGACGTTGAAACGCTGACCAGCAATGCCAGCCATCTTGGACAGGTTCTGCTTGTTAACAGGACCAGCCATCACGATGGAAGGAGAGCCGCCTTGTGTCCAGACCTTCTGGATAACGTCCTTCAGCAACACTTCGCTGAACGAACGCAGGTCGCCAGCAGTAGCGTCTGTACGGTCATCAGTAGGAATGGTTGTGTAAGAAGGATCGCCACCGCCTGTACCTTCGTTTGTGTTGGTCTTCAAGAAGGCCAGCAAAGCGCCAGTGGTACGAGCAGAAGAAGTGGAGCCAGCAGCAGCGGCTTGGTTGGCCAGCATTGTGGCTTCCATGTCACGCTTGATCTCAGCGGACTTCTTAGCCATTTGATAGCTCAGTTCGCTACGGCGACCAGCTTTGTCAACGGCTTCCAAAGTACCAGCAATAATCACATCCTTACGGCTGATCTGGGTGTAGTTGCCCAAACGAACTGTAGGAGTGGCTGCTGTGAAGGTAGTAACGTCATCGCCTTCGATCTGCGCGTTAGTAGTAACGGCTGAAGCGAGGTCGTCTGTTTGCCACTCAAAGAAAGTATTGGACACGTTCTCACGGCCAATGTTGCTCATGAATGGTGTCTCTTCTGGCGAGATCTGATAGATCACGTTGGAGAGGTCTTCCCGAATGCCCTTGGCATCATATCGGGTGTAGGTGTTGGTAATCGCTGCCATGATAAATCCTTAAATGAACTTTTCAAAAAGGGATGCGGCATCTCTGACGCTTCCGGTCTGTGCAAGACGCTTTTTTGCGTTATTGATATCACCAGACTTGGAACTCACGCTACCCACTGACCCTGGAGTTGCCATACGTGGTGCTTTTTTAATCTTCGCTTGGAGTTCTGGACGCTTACTCATCATCTGGTCATACTTCCACGCCTTATGGAGTGCAAGCAATGCCCGTGAATCAGTAAGACCGTTCAGTTCCTGCTCGGAAAAGCCCATGCTCTGACCGTATTCCAACAAAGCCTTACCTTCTGCTTTGGCTTTCTCAGGAGAACTCCACTCAGGAATCTTCTCCTTCAACGCAACAACTTCTTGCGCCAAAACAGCTTGTATATGCTTCTGTGTCTCAGCTTGTTGCATTTGGTGTAACCGCATTTGCTCTGCTTGAATCGCATATTTTTGCTGCTGACGGCGCTGATGTGATGTCCATTGACGGGCATATTCAGTCGGGTCTTCAACTTCTAAACGATTCCAATCAGGCTCTGCTGGTTCAAACTCCTGCAATTTTTGCTGTAATTGTCCCAATATCTGAGCGTATTGTTCACGCTCTCCACGTACTTGCTGAAACTCAGACTCGACAAATTTGCGCTCTTCTGCTAGTTTCTGCGTTTTCCGTGTGT